TGGGGCGCATCCGGCGCTGCGGCGAAGGTGGACTCCCTTGTGGCGGAGGGAGGGCTTGGCGGCCATTCCAAAGGCTATAAGAAGATGAAGAAGGATGAAGTGATCTATGTCTATAACGGCGGATCACCGAAAGGCACATCTTATGGGGCAAACGGAGGCGGGAACGGTTACAATTATGCCAGCAGCAAGCAGTACGGGGCAGGAGGCGGCGGTTCCACCCATGTGGCCACAAAACCTTATGGACTTGGCACGAACAGTTCCAGCGGGCCGTCCTACGCCAACCGCTCCAGCATCCTGATCGTGGCGGGAGGCGGTGGGGGTGGCGGGATAGACAACGGCACAGCCCACAAGGGAGGAGACGGCGGCGGGGAGCGTGGCGGTAACGGCTCCGGCGGTGCATTGGGAGGCCGGCAGATTTCCACGGGGAGCAGCCCGTCTGAAAACTTTGGCATGGGGGATTATTATTCATCAAGCAGTGCTGCTTCTTCCGGCGGCGGTGGCGGATGGTTCGGCGGGAACTATGGAATGTACGGGCAGTCCGGCGCAGGCGGTTCCGGCTATGTGGACGGTGTGGCGCCATTCACGCATAATGGGAAATATTACCCTGCGGAGACCGAGGCGGGGGTGAACGAGGGGAACGGCAGGGCATTCATCCGCTATGTGGAATGCGCATAACTGGAAACAGCACCGAGAAGGTGCTTTTTTTAATGGAGGAATCAGAATGAAAAATTTTATCGAGGCGGCGCAGTATGCGTTTGCGGCACTCGGCGGTGCGCTGGGCGCGGTCATGGGAGGCTTTGACGGCTTCCTCTATGCTTTAGTGGTGTTTGTCATCGTGGATTATGCCACCGGGCTGATGGCGGCTGCGGTGGAGAAGAAGCTCTCCAGCGAAGTGGGATTCAAGGGCATCTTTAAGAAGGTCATTATTTTCAGCCTTGTGGCGGTGGGGCATATCGTGGATACGCACATCATCGGGGAGGGGAGCGTCCTGCGGACGGCGGTTATCTTCTTTTACCTTTCCAATGAGGGCATTTCCATCTTGGAAAATGCCGCCCGGACGGGGCTGCCCATTCCGGGGAAGCTGAAAGCCGTGCTTGAGCAGTTACGGGAGGAAAAAGAGAATTAATGGATTTTTAATCTGAGGCATCGGTGTAAAAACTGATGCCTTTTTCGTGCAGAAAGAGAGGAAAATGGGATGAATTTAAAACAGAATTACCTTACACAGTCCGGCTGTTATAAAGCGGGAAAGCGCATCACCGTGAAAGGTCTTATGATCCACTCGGTGGGATGCCCGCAGCCAAAGGCGGATGTGTTCATGAAGAACTGGAACAGGGCTGACGCCAATGCCTGCGTCCATGCCATCGTAGAGCCGGACGGGGACGTGTACCAACTGCTCCCGTGGGATTTCCGTGGGTGGCACAGCGGAGGCGGCGCGAACAATACCCACATCGGCGTGGAGATGACGGAGCCTTCCACCATTAAGTATGCAGGCGGTGCGAACTGGACGGAGACCGGGAACGGGGAAAATACGAAAGCCCATGTGCTTGCCACCTACAAATGTGCGGTGGAATTATTCGCATATCTCTGTCAGCAGTTCGGTTTAGACCCTGTGGCGGACGGTGTCATCATCAGCCACAGCGAGGGATGTAAAAGGGGCATTGCCAGCAACCACGGGGACGTGGAGCATCTGTGGTCTGAGTTTGGATTGTCGATGCAGCAGTTCCGAAAGGACATCAAGGCGGCGATGGAGGGAAGCACAGCGGAGGATTCCCTTACCGCCATTATGGGGAAAGCACAGGCCACGGCAGGGCAGATGGCATCCTATCTGAAAAAGAAGAATCCGTCCGTGCCGCAGTCTGTTCTGGATATGATTCCGCTCTACCTTTCGGAAGGGGAGGCGGAGGGTGTGAGGGGTGATATCGCCTTTGCACAGTCCTGCCTCGAAACCGGGAATTTTACTTTCTCCGGCTCGGCGGTCACTCTTTCGCAGAACAATTTCTGCGGTCTTGGGGTGACACAGAGGGGCAAAACAGGACTGTCCTTTGAAACGGCGCAGCTTGGCATCCGGGCGCAGATACAGCACCTCAAAGCCTACGCCTCCGCGGATGCGTTTGTAGGTGAAGGAATTGATCCACGGTTCCGCTATGTGAAACGGGGCTGCGCACCTTATGTTGAGTGGCTCGGACAGAAGGAGAACCCGCAGGGGAAAGGCTGGGCGGCAGGGGAGAAGTACGGGGAGAAGATACTATCCATCCTGAAAGCCATTGTCAGCGAAGGAAAAGTGCAGTTCATGGAGAGCCTCACCTTTTCCGTACCTTACATGGTGCGGGTATCTATCCCCGATTTAAATATCCGAAAAGGCCCCGGAAAATCATACCCAAAGACGGGCAAGTTTACCGGCGTGGGCGTTTTCACCGTGGTCGAGGAAAAGGACAGCTGGGGGCTGCTCAAAGCCTATGCGGAAAAGCGGGACGGCTGGATTTCGCTTGCATTCGCCACCCGGATTTGAGGGAATGTAAGGCGGCATTTATATAGGAAGAAAGCGGCCAGACCGCTTGACTTTACGGGCTTTCAGAGTGATTAATAGACTACCAAAAAAGGAAAGGAGCGGATGCAGATGCGGATAAGGAAAGTTGCGATATATGCCAGGGTGTCAACAGAGCATGAGGCACAGCTTTCAGCATTGGAGAACCAGGTGCAGTATTACGATGACCTGATAGACAGACACCCGGACTGGGTGCTGTACCGCCGGTATATCGATGAAGGGATCACCGGCACTTCCATATCCAAGCGGAAAAACTTCGTGCGGATGATGGAGGACGCGAAGGACGGACATTTCGATTTAATCGTCACGAGGGAGGTATCGAGGTTCGCAAGGAACACGGTGGACACCCTCCAGCAGACGCGGCTCTTGAAGCGGATGGGCATTGAGGTGTATTTCACCGAGGACGGGATATGGACCATGAACGATGAGGACGGGGAGCTGCGGCTGACCATCATGGCCACCCTCGCGCAGAACGAATCGAAAAAGACCTCCATGCGGGTGAAGGCGGGGCAGATGGTCTCCTTCCAGAACGGGGTGGTCTACGGCACCGGGAACGTGCTTGGCTACGACAAAGTGGGGCCGGAATACGTCATCAACGAGGCGCAGGCGAAAACGGTCAGGAAGATTTTTGATATGTACCTTGCGGGAAACGGCAGCCAGAAGATTAAGAAACAGCTTGAAAAAGACGGCGACCTCACGGCGATGGGGAAGAGCCTGTGGCATTACGCCACCATCAGCCATATCCTGAAGAACCGCCTCTACTGCGGCGAGCTGGAATACCGGAAGGAATATGTGCCGGACTACCTCGAACAGAAAAGGGCGAAGAACAACGGGGAGTTGGAGCGCATCATCGTGGAAGGGAAGCACCAGCCCATCGTCACCAAAGAGGAATTTGAAAAGGTGCAGAAACTGATAGAGGAAAAGAGGCCGCAGATGGAGCATTTCAGGAAGAACAGGGGCATCCACTCGGATGACCTCTGGCGCAGGAAGCTGCGGTGCCAGTGCGGCCACGCTTTCGCAAAGACCAGGTGGCACTCCAAGTCAAGGGACTTCACCACCTACACCTACAAGTGCTATGACCAGACCCGGACGGGGACGGTTTCAGCAAGGCTGAAAAACGGCCTGAGTATCGAGGGCGTCTGCCGGGTGCCGCTGGTGCAGGACTGGAAGGTACACACGATGGCGCAGAAAGTCCTCCACGCCGTTTTCGATGACCCGGAGGGGACGCTCCGGGAAGCAGCGGCAGTCCTCGGCCTCGGCGCGGCAGGGGTGGAGCAGTCGGAAGTCCTGCGGGACAAGGAAATCATAGAAGAACAGCTCAAAAAGGAGCGGGGGCGCTACGAGACGCTGCTCGATATGCGGATGAACAACGAGATACCGAAAGAGGTATTCAGCCGCAAGCAGCAGGAGGTGGAGAAAAAGATAGCGGAGCTGGAACAGCAGATGATGCAGTACGGCGATGTGAAGCCTGCCACGGAGGCGGACGTGAGCGGCAAGCTGGAAAACCTGCAGAGGCTCATGGGGCAGCCGCCCGTGCCGGAGGATGGGGAGTTTTCGGAAAGTGATATAGATAAATATGTTTTCGGGGTAAGGGTTTACGAAGACCGCTTTGAGTGGCTCTTAAACTTAAGCCCCGAAGCCCGCGGGGAACTGGACGATGCCGGTTCCCCTGTTTATTTTACGAAGCTGACGGTCACGCCGGATGACGAGCGGGCATGGTTCAAGATGCACCCGCAGTGGTCAAAGTCCAACAAATATGTGGAACTGGAGGCATGGATTTATATTTAGACGAAAGAGACAGGGCGGAAGGGCTGTGGCGGCCTTTCCGTCCTGTCCGGCATTTTGCGGTCTTACTCTGTAATCATTTCTTTTACTTCTGTTGGCAGGCATTTCCCTAAAAACATAGCCTTGCAGTCGGAAAATCCAAGCAGATATGCAAGCATCCCAAACCGGGAGCCCAGCGCGTTCTGCTCACAGACGTAGCGGTCGATGAGCAGCCGGATTTCTTTTGATAAATCCATCCTGTCCAGTTCGCCGGAGTATATGTCCGACTTTCGGAGAATCGCCTGGTATTCCCCGTCACCGCTTACAATGCCGTTCATGACACCGTTCATGCGTGTGTCCATCAATTGGTATAATGCAGAATCTTTTTCCAATCCAATCCCTCCTTCCGTGGTGTTGTAGCTTACCTCTGAATTTGGGATTTAGCAAGTGGAAAAATAAAAAGCTGGAAAACCATCTTGTGGCATCCGACATTTTCTGATAATATATTCGCATGGGGTACTGCCATAACGGGTAGGCGGTCAGTCCTTCTTTGCAGAGGGGACTGCCCCTCTGACTACGGGTAAAACCGGGAAAGGGGGGATGCTTGATGAGTGACTATGAACTGCTGACGGTTGTTCTGATGATTCTTGGAATCATCGTTTCGATCTTGATAGCGTACATAAACCACACAAAAAAGTGACCGCCCCAGCCAAAGGTAAGGTCACTTCTTTGTAAGTAATTTTATCGGGGCTGACCGTCTATCGGCAGTATTCCCTTTTGTGTTTTTATTGTAACAGATTCCCCCGCATCTGTCAAACGCTGCGGAGCGTTCCGTTGAAATCATTCTATACTGGATTCCGCACAAAGGCAAGGGGCTAATTTGTCGATTTGTCGAATCGCAAAATGGGGTGGGGTAAATTCCTCATAGGTGGGGTAAAAGGGGTAAATCATTTACCCCAGGGGTAAAAGTCATCATAATCTAACAGCGGCACAGGCGGCTATTTCCAATTGATGCCATAGGATTTTTGACACTAACAGGCAAAAGTATTGAAGAATGGCTTAAAATCAAGGGATTTTGAGGTTTGGTGGGATTCATCACGGTGGGTGGTGGACCCCGTTTTTTCGTGTTTTTGGATGCCGCTGATAGGATGGCGATAGGGGATAAAATCGTACTATCAGGCAAAAGTATACTTTCACGCAAAAGTCGGGGGTTTCCGTGATAGTGTGTAAAGGAAAGGTAAAAAGGTGTAGGATATTGGCGGTTTTGCGGAAAAGGGTATTAGCTTGACGGAAAATGCTGTTGAAAAACGGGAGATATGATACAAAAACGGAAACTGCATGGAGTTTTCGTGATAATATAGAGTTTTGCCTGTTTGTTTACAAAATCTGTAAGAGGCAAGAAGAATATAGAAGTTGTTAATGTTACAATGAAATTTTTAAAATTGAAACATTGACAAATTTATAATGCGTGATATAATATTTAACAAGATACGGAGGTGAAATTGTGAAAAATGAAATCGAAAAGAAGCAATTACAAGAATGTATTTGTGTGCTAGAAGAAGAAGTTTCTTCTATAGAGGCAGTTATTGCAACCTTGGACTTGCAAATTGAAAGTGTAAAATTAAAAGCAGAGAAAGAAAACTTAGAACATGAAAGAAATGTACATTATCAGGAACTGGAAAAGAAAAAAATAGAGTTAGAAAGGCTTCAATCGCAGTTAATGACACGGAAACATTTTAATAGAGAGCGCTGTCTTAACAATGTGGATATGCTTTTAACTCAGAAAAATAAAAAGTTAGGTGAGTTAGAGGTAAATTCTGGAAATAGACCAGGGTATCTTTCGAGAATGAAAAGTGGAAAAAGTAATTCAGATCCTAGTATTGAATTTTTGATGACAGCCTCTGATGAATTGGAGGTACCGTTAGATTTATTAGTAGGCTCAAATCTTGCAGATTTAACTCCAACAGAGAGTTTTATGTTGAAATTTATGAGACAACTTATTTCTGATACGAATGATGATAAGCTTGAATGGACTCGTGAAACATTATCTGAGCTTGAAAAGGTTGAAGTGATACATGACATGAATGGGTATGTAGAAGTATCACATCCCCTATATGGAATTGGTAGTGAAGGAACAGATTCTGAGTGTTTTGAAATTCCAGTTTACAATTCTCTATTTTTTAAGGATTGCGGAGTGCGGCCTTGTGGAAACGGATATTATACAACACTTGTTCCAAATGATCAGAAGATTTATATAATGGATTGCATTGGAGAGGATGATAGAGTTACTTGGCGTGGAAAGCGTTTTTTTGAAATATACATGGTTGAGTATAATTCCTATGGAAATGCTATTGTCAAAAGGATATGTAACACTTTAGAAGCGAATTCACCTCTTATTGCAGTGGTAAATTCATTGATTAAAACAATTATAGTTTCGGTATCTCACGTTCATATTGATGATAGTGTTCGAAGTGCTATTGATGCATATATGAGTGGAAAGAGAATTGGGGGCGGAGATTTAAATGGGGAATTGCCATTTAATTAGGAGGTGCGAATGGAAGGGTTAACATATGCAAAACATGGACAAAAGAAACCATTGGGACAGTTGGCAAAAATTAATGGAAAGAGGGCAGTTGCTTTTTTGGATAAGGATAAGCAGGTAAAATCATATACTACAATCGATGAAATTAATGATATGTTTTGTACCATAGATAATGTACCAGAATATAATTTGGATTTCTGATTATATTACCATGATTAACAAAGGAGTGTAATCTGGTCATTAAAAAAATTTACTGTTTTGTGCCGTTCGAAGGCGTGGCGAGCCAGACAGTATCCAAAGTAATGGATGCGGTCTGGCTTTTTTCTATGTTTATTGAAGTTGATATTGTTTTATGAGATATGAAAAATTTGCAGAACAAAATGGAAAGTGAGGGTACGATAATGAGTATGTTCTTATTTAGGGCACAGTGGATAGTACTTGTGGTAAAAAGAGGTATAGTAGAAGATGTACTTGGAGGATGGGATGGTTTGTTATCTGCTTTGATTTTATTTATGGTGGTGGAATATTTGACTCAGATACTGGTTGCGATTTTGAATAAAAAAAGATCCAATGAGATTGGTTTTTGTGGGATAGCAAAAAAAGTATCTATTATTTTCTTAGTTGCGGTCGGAAATGTGATTGATGTACTGGTTATTCAGAACGGAAGTATAATTCGTACAGCGGTTATTTTCTTTTATCTTTCTAATGAGGGGATTATAATTATAGAAAATGTAGCAATACTGGGTTTGCCAATACCACAAAGACTAAAGGATATATTGGAGCAGCTTAAAGATGGAAAGAAGTAGTATGTTACCAATTGATAAATCGGAAGGGATAGCGCTGGCTTCTTATGGTGTCTCCTTCCCCGGCAGATACGGACACGGAAAGCCGACAAAGCCCGTAAACACGGCACTTTCGGCACTACATAGCTTTCAGAGTTACATATTTCCGTGTGCTTTTAGGGGCATTTTTACATTAGTGGAATACAAACATTTGTTCTTGAACTGTTTTGCCTGATAGTATAAACTCGTAGGCAAAAGTCGGTTATTATCACGGAAACTCGGACACTATCAGGCAAAACTCCATACTATCACGCAAAAGTCGATACCCGCAGGCAAAACCCTTATACAAACACGGAAACTGGCTGTATTATCACGGAAACTGACAGGGAGTTTTCGTGATAATATAAGGGTTTCCGTGATAGTGTAAAGAGTTTCTGTGTTTGTATATGAGAAAAGCGGTAAAAACTGAATGAATAAATGATAATGTGAGAAAAGGGATGTTTCGGCAGTCCTTTTTCTCATGTCTTAAGTTTTCACAATTCATTTCTCTACATTTCAAATTTCACAGATATTTTTTATTGGTTCAGAAAATAATAAGTTGGAAAGCGGGGGAATCAGAGTTAATATGCTTACACGGCGGTCTGCGTTTCCACTATATCGGACTAATTTTGTGCCTTGGGAGAAGGCAGGGATTTTTGCTTAATGGGATAATTTTCTAAAAGTTAATCTGTATGCTAAAATATAATTGTTGACTTGAAGCGCACTTCATAGTTTATGATAACAGGGAAAGGTGGATTTATATGTATTCAGCAAAAGAAGCAGCAGAAATGACGGGATTATCGACAGCAGCATTAAGGTATTATGAAAAGGAACAGTTATTGCCGCAGATTTCTCGGACAAGCCAGAAATACAGGCAGTATTCGGATTCAGATATTGAATGGATAAAAATGGTTCAATGCCTGAGAAGGGCAAATGTGCCAATCCAGTCAGTTAAAAAATATATTGCCCTGTTGGTACAGGGTGGGAAAACAATGGAACAGCGGTATGGCATGGTTCAGGATTACATTAGGGATATTCAGGAACAGATGGATCAGCTGCAAAATGCGCTTGCCTTAACACGCGAAAAGTCAGCATTTTATGAAAAACGTTTAAAGGAGCCGTCAAGCAGGGATTTAACATATCTGGAAGAATGGGAATTGTTTAAAAATGAAGAAGGGAAGGAAGAATGAAAACGGTTTTGATTACGGGAACCACCAGCGGGATCGGAAAAGCCTTTGCGGAAAAATTCGCAGATGAGGGGTATGATTTGATTCTTGTTGCGAGGAATGAGCAGAAGTTAAAACAACAGCAGGCAGCTTTGCAGGAGAACTACCATGTGGCAGTGAAATACATTGTTCAGGATTTGACACAGGAGAGTGCGGCAGGTTTGATAATGGCGAATATAGATAAATGGAAGGTCACCATTGATGTTCTTGTAAATAACGCAGGCTTTAATGAGTGTGGTTTTTTTGTGGATACCAGACTTGACAGGGAGCTTGAAATGATAAATATGCATATACGGTTTGTAACAGAATTGACAAAACGTATATTAGTACATATGAAAGAAAACGGCTATGGGAGAATCCTGAATGTAGGCTCAACAGGCTCTTTTATTCCGTCTCCAACAGATGCCGTTTATTCTGCCACAAAAGCATATATTATGTCTTTTTCAAATGCTTTATGTGGCGAGCTTGGTAAAACAGGAATAAAGATAACTACTTTATGTCCAGGGGCGACGAAGACGGAATTTGCTGCAAAAGCAAACATTCAAAACACATTGCTATTCAGGATTGGAGTTATGAAGCCGGAAAAAGTAGTGGGGATTGCTTATCACAAAATGATGAAAGGAAGAAAACTGGTTATTCCGGGGATATATAATAAGCTGTTGGTTGTATTTTCCAAAGTAATGCCTATGAGCCTAATAAATAGGATTACGATTCTTATGATGAAATAATTGTGGCGAGGCTGGAAAAGATACCATTGATTAAGCAAAGGCCGCCGCAGATGGCTTACCGCCATATGCGGCGGTCTGCCGTTTCCGCAGGCAGGTTTGACAGCAGAAACCGCTTGGAAAGCGGGGGAAACAGAGTTAATATGCTTACACGGCGGTTTGCGTTTGGGCCGCCTTGCGGGGCATTCGCCCCTTTCAATTTAGAGAGAGTGAAGAATTGTTTTTTGGAAAGCAACCAACAGTTGCCGGATTGGAACGTATAGGTGGATTGATTATGGAAAAACGCTCAAGTATAATGAATGCCTGGAGGATGTCAGAATGGAATTTAAAGAAAAATTGCAATTACTAAGAACAAATATGAAACTGTCACAGGAAGAACTTGCTAACAGGCTGGATATATCAAGACAGTCTATAACAAAATGGGAGAATGGACAGTCTTTTCCGGATATTCAGAACCTTATACAGCTTAGTGAGATTTTTAAAGTCTCCATAGACAGGCTTGTGAAGGAAAATGATATCTGTACAATCAGTCTTTTTTGTGAACAGAAATATCCTATGCAGGATATCAGAATTTTTTTAGTCAGGGCAAAAAATAACACATATATCACGGGTGAAAATGAAATCATGCCGTCACAGCCTGGTTCCCACGATTTCCGTTATGAAGATGGTGATTACCTGTATATGGATACTTACCTTGGCGGGCAGAAATTCATAGGCGGGGAACGAGTCTGGATAAGGAATCATGCAGTGTGGGCTATGAATTATTACGGGGAGAGCCTGGATGAGAATTTTGATATTATATTTTTGAAAGAAGCGCTTTCTCATGTGTCGGTTTCCATGCCGTTCCGAGGGCCGGAATTCTATCAGAAAGGCGATTATATGTACCAGTGCCAAGTGCAGGGTGATTTTGAATGTTTTTCAGGAGAGGAACGGATATATTGCAGGCAGAAAAAGGTATATGCCTGTATGTTCCACGGAGGGACTATCTTATGAACATGGTAGAAAAAGAAGTAGTAGTAAAAGATCTGGTTACAAAATCAAACCTTCCGTCAAGCGATTATGTGATAAACCCTTATGTGGGATGCCCTCATGGGTGCAGGTACTGTTATGCCTGTTTTATGAAGCGGTTTACAAACCATAGCGAGCCATGGGGGAGCTTTATTGACATTAAGCGGTGTGACAAGCCGATAAGCAAAAAGAAACTGCAGGGAAAGTCAGTATTCCTGTCATCCGTAACGGACTGTTACAACCCATTTGAGGAAAAATACGAAAATACACGGAAGATATTGGGGCAGTTGATTTCCATAGATTGTGAACTGAATATCTCAACGAAATCCCAACTGATCTTAAGGGACATTGATTTATTGAAACAGTGTAAAAATCTGAAAGTTTCGGTTTCGGTCAATACATTGGATGAGCAGTTTAAAAGTGATATGGATCGTGCCAGCAGCATCGGAAAACGGCTTGAAACGATAGAAACATTGCATGAGAACGGCATATATACCGTTTTGTTCATGTCGCCCATCTTTCCGGGCATAACAGATTATAAGGAAATAATAGTAAAAACACACAGATTCGTGGATGGATACTGGTTTGAAAATCTGAACCTGCGTGGGAGTTATAAACAGGATATCCTCAGCTACATAAAAAATGCCTACCCACAATTAGTGGAATTATATGATGAAATATATGTAAAAGGGAACATGGGGTTTTGGAACAATCTTTCCGTTGAGATTGAAGAATATTGCGCTGAACATTCAATAAAACATATAAATTATTTTTACCATAAGGAGTTGGTAGAAGCAAAATTGAAACCAAAGTAACCGAGTAGTGACCGCCGCTGTGGACTTATTCTCTATATGCGGCGGTCTGTTATTTCTGCAGGCAGGCCGGAAATTACTTGGAAAGAGGGGAAGTGCTTAACTATGATCTGTCCTCTGTCCATACCCATATCATATAAAAGCGTCAACGGCTCTTAACAATTAACAATAATTGACCGATATATAAAGTGACGAAATAAAACGAAAGGAAGGAAACGGTATGGCAAAGGAAGAGATTACACCGAGTGAATGGCAGATCATGGAAGTCCTGTGGGCGTGTGGGGAGCCTTTGACATCCTCCGAGGTCTACAAGAGGATGCAGGGGACTGTGGATATGTCGATGAGGATGGTGCGGGTGCTGATGAACCGCCTGAACCAGAAAGACATCCTCGGCTACACGGTGGATGAGCATGATTCGAGGGTTTACCACTACTATGTGCAGAGGTCAAGGGAGGAATGCGTGAAGGAGAAAAGCAGGAAGTTTGTGGACAGCTATTTTTCCGGCAGCGGGACAAATGCGATGGCGGCGCTGCTGCAGAGCTTCGCACTGACAGACGAACAGATAAAAGAGCTGGAGGAGATTCTGGAGAAAAGCAGGGAGCGGGGGACAGAATCCACGGATAAGGAGGGTGGAGCCCATGCCTGACTGGTCATGGATTGGCAGCCTTTTGGATTTCAGCGCGGCATATTACACTACCCAGCTTGTACGGTGTGCGGCATTTTCCTTTGTGCTGATCGGGCTTGTGATGCTGCTCCGGAAGATGCTTTTTTCAAGACGGACATTCATAAGGGGGCTGCTATGGTCATCCTTCCTGCTCATCCCGTTCCTTGGAAAGCTGAAGATGTTTTATGAGAATAAGGCAGTGGTGAGAATAACAGGACGGATAACGCATGGAACCATGACCTGCCTGTGGGCAGACCGCATTTATATGGCGGGCATCCTTATAGCTGCTGTCTGTATATTCGGAAAGCGGCTGCGCCTCCGAAAGTCGGTTGCCGGGATGGAAAAGGTTTCTCTGGATAATATGCAAGTCAGGATTACAGACATGAATGTGACGCCGTTTACTGTGGGGCTGTTTGCACCGAAGATCGTCATCCCAAAGGTAATGCTGGAGAGCTACAGCAGGGAGGAATTAAGGTCTGTCATTCAGCATGAGCGGACACATATCCGGTTAGGGCATTTGTGGTTTGGGTTTGCATGGGACGTCCTGCGGTGCCTCTTGTGGGTGAACCCGTTCCTGACAGTTTGCCAGAAACAGTTCCGGGCAGATATGGAGGATATCTGTGACAGGGTGTGCATACAGGGCAGTGGGAGGGCGGCTCATGAATATGGAATGGTGTTGCTGAAAACCCTGAAACTGCTACGCTCCGGGACAGAGGGTACGCCGCCTGCCGTCACCTATGCCGGGGAAATGGAATTTGCAGACATGAAAAGGCGGATGGGCGAGATTGCAGGTTTCCGCCCATACCGTAAAAGGATGTGCATGGGCGCGGCAGCCATAGCTTCTCTAATAATTGTAATTATGCTGCTGGCGGTACATAGCCATTCCTATGCACGTTATAGTAATGATGAAAACATACTGGTATATGAATATGCTGATGGGCAGAGCACTGTCATTTCAAACAATGACAGCAGCATTCAGCAAATGATCTCATATGATGACAGCTACGTTTATGTAGACAGCGAGGCATTTGAGGATTTTTTAGAAGAAAACAATGCAGAAGGAGAGGTTTGGATTGTTTTCGGCGGGTTTTATAAACTTCCGGGTTTAACTGGCATAGCAGAAAGCTGTATTTATGAAAACAATTCAGAGGATGAAGTAGTGCGGATTCCATATGAAAGCATCACGGACGACTGGTATTTTGGATTACTTAAAATGTTATAAGCATTTCGTGTAAAAGAAATGGATTTCAAAAAATTTTATTATCAAGGAGGAAAAAATTATGGCAATGGAGATTGCAAACAATTACAGTAGCTATGCGGCACAGAGCAATGCGGCAGGCAGCACAAAAAAGAAGGAAACAGAAAACACATCAGAAACAGCAGGGGGCAGCAAGCCAAGAAGCACATCGGAGTATATGGACGAACTGGAAAAACTTGTTCCAAGTGTGGAACTTAAGGTTGGGAATTCTTTCTCAACAGCTAAAAGCGGCAAAACATTGACGATCAATCCGCAGCTTTTGAAAAAGATGCAGAATGATCCGGAGAAGGAAAAAGAAATGAAAGAGTTGATTAAAGGTGTTGAATCGGCGGTGAATATGCTGGACAGCGTAATGAATGCCAGTGGATGGAGTGTGGTATTTAAGCATGATTATATAGATGAAAACGGAAAATACCGCCAGATTGCCCTTGTCAGAAATGACTTTATGCTGAATATGAGCGACAAGCTCCGGGAAGAAAGACGGAAAAATTCCGAGAAACTGATTGAAAAAACGAAAGAAAAGGCAGTCGAAAAGAAAGTAAAATTAGAGGAAACATTAGAAGAAAAGAAAACGGAGAAAGCAGAGGATGGAACAGTAACTCCGAACAAAGCAGAGCGGCTTTTACATGAAAAAATGGCTGATTCCAAAGGCGGAACGGTTTATCTGAATGATACAGATATCCGGACAATTATCGAAGCTGCCCAGGAAAAGGATGCAGGAAAAACCACAGTAAAAGATCAGCCGCAGGTTGGTGCGAATCTGGACTTGAAGATATAAGAGGAGGTTGTGATATGAATATCAGCAGTAACAATCTGAGAGGACTTTCGCAGTATTCCCTTTTGAATAAACTGTTTTCGCAGAAGAATGGAAATAAAACAAGTACATCTAACCAGATGGGTGCTGCTATTAGCGGAGGGGTAAAGCATAAGCACAGCAATTTATATTATGATGAGAACGGTATTCCATGAATGTCAAAAGAGCAGGCGGACAGATGTATATCGGGGAGAAGTGACTGGAAAAAAATTGTGTCTGTGTCAGATGAAGTAAAGACGGAACTGGCAGAGGTGGTAAAACAGGATTTTATCAGCACCAATGGAAAGAGCATACCGGAAGGAACCAGAAGAAACGATGTCATCAATAAGTATTTAAACACTCTTCCTTCAAAACAGCGCAGTTCTGCTTCGTGGACATTGGACAGAATGGCAGGGGATTATGGAAGCCGTTTAGAGGCATTGGTAAAACAGAACAATCCGGGATGGAAACCGGGAGATGCCTTTGACACAAGCATTTTAGACCAGCTTGATGGGACGCTCGGCGGAGTGGATTTCAGGGCGTAAATTTGGAAATGGAGGATTTGATATGTCAGTAAATATAGAGGGAAATATAAGCCGGGCGGGTGCAGCAAGCGGATGGTATCAGAATAGCAGATTGGCCAGTCCGCAGGAGAAGGAAAAGGATGCGCCGCAACCGAAGGCGGACAATGCGGTGAAAGTTTCTATTTCGCAGGAGGGAATTGAGAACTATCGGAAACAGACCCGTGAAAAAGGGATATCGGGCAGGGTTGTTGTAAAAGGGAACAAGGAGAGCGTTATAAGGCAGGCAAAGCAGGCGGCAAGCGCACTGTCTGCAAACGCCTATGGCGGCGAACTGGCCGGGGAAATGGAAAAGCTGCAAGGGCAGAGGGCAGGCAGCGCGTACGGCATTGCAGACCAGATGGAGGATTCCGTCAGGGCGTATGGCAACCTTTATGATGAAATCGTGCGGGGCTACCAGGACGGCACAAGGGAGCGTTATGTGGAGGATGAAAATTCAGAGACGGGTTTCCGCAAAATGACAATGGAAGAAGAATTAAGCGGGCTTGACCGGGCATTCCAGAAGATGGCGGACAGGGCGGATGCTAAGGGAATGATTGAGGGCGAGTTTAAGAGGCTCAGAACTGAAGGAGGGAAAGGGCTTTCCTCAAAAAACAATAAAAAGCCGCAGGGGACAGATGGGAATGCCCCAGAAACAGCCGGAACGAAAATGAAAAGGCTGGCGCAGGAATGGAGGGATGCCTACAAGACTTCCGGTTCCAAGGAAAGCAGCATGGAGAAAGTGTTATCCATGCTGAATGGTATGTTTGGCATTCGTAAAGAGGCGTAATTGGATATACAGATGTAACCGTTACACCCTATTCCGCAGAGGCGCATAATGCTTTGCCTCTGCGGTCTGCCCGGAGGTGAGGGGCGGATGTAGGTGATAAGGGAAATAAAACTTTTTTGGAGGCTGGCTCGTATTATTAGCGGATGGCAGTGAAAGGGGGTGTTTGTCATGAAGTTTGACAGGGGAAGTTAGGTTGTATGTCCGCATGGAGGCATAAACTGCTCGGACTTATTACATGGGAGCAGGGGCGGCTCTGAACGACAGAGGGGCTGCCATTAAAATAATTGATGACAATGGAGGATTTGAAAAATGAACGTAAATGGAATAGGACAGAATTATTATCAGAACAATGTATCAGCGAATAGATACAACAGGAGCAGGGCAGGACAGTTCTACCCGCAGAAACAGGCGGCAGAGGAATCCGCTCCCGGAAGTGCAAGGCAGAATGCCAATGTGCAGGATATATATGACGCACTCAAATCAACAAATCCAATAATGGGGCAGGAGGAAAACACCGTATCAAATGACAGCGGGCTGACAGTGTGGTATGGCAATAAGACCTTGGAAGAATGGGCGGCAACAGACCCGAAATATACGGACAAAGCAACAGGTTTTTCATGGTATGTCAGGGATGGGAAGCACCCTTATATGACGGGGGAAGATGCTAAAAAATTTAAGGAAATGTGCAAGGAAACGGGAGAGTCGTGGCTGAAAAAGTTTGCGGAAATGACAGGAACGATACAGCACCTTGATGACAATACAACTGCCTATGTGGGAACAAACGGTACAGCGATTAAATCAAAGGACGGAAAGGAACTGTTTATAGATACGTCATCCATGACTTATGACATGATCATGAATATGTTCAGTAATCGGCCCAAAAGCGGGAATTACTTTGACAGCTCATATTGGCAGAAAAGTATCCAGAAAGCTATGTTTTCTGTAGAACAGTGATGCTTTACATATTCAGACTGGCACAGCGTAGCTGGGGGTGGAAACATATCACTCCCAGCCACAGTATTGAATAAATGACAATAGCGGAGGATTTGGAGATGAGCGTAAATGGAATAGGGGCGGGTTATCCCGTATGGCGTGATATGGGAAAGGCACGGAGGAATGGTTCGGGAACGGGCTTCGCGGGCAGGATGGCGGATGCAGATGCGGCAGGGAGCAGTTCTCCCATAAGAAGCAGCATGAGGGCGGCGGGGCAGACTTCGGTGATGGAGGCGTACCGTGCATCGGCGGCATCCGGGGTACGCAATGTGAAGCCCGCCTATGAAACATACGAATCCGAGAATTACAGGATTGTGCCGGACAACGAGGCGGGGTGTTTCGATATTTACAATAAACAGGGAGAAAGGATAGGCGCTTTTGACTATTCTGACATCAAGGTCAGGCAGGACAGCCAGACAGGAAAGCAGTTCCTGATCTCGGAGCATGGAACCATGAGCTATGATGCTATGGTATTGGACGGCGAGCTGAAAGATGCCTTGCAAGATGTCATGGGAGTGGAAACGCTGGAAACGGAGGAACTGTCCGGTTTCACATTAAAGACCCATTCCAGCACTGGCATACAATATCTTGTGCGGGATGGCGAGGAAGGCCGTGGGGGAAAAGTCCTTTTGCAGGGCGAGGCAGACAGGGAAAGGTATGAGGCTCTTGCGGAGACCTACTTCAATAAATATCCCAATCTGATCCACGATAAGAATGCCGCATACATATGGGCCGATCTGGAGATAGAGGGGCTGGCGCAGCATACGAAGGACGGCATTGTCTCTATGGGCTTTAACGGGATGTCCTATAATGACAATGCAGATTATAAGAACAACTGGAGCGTCCTGTTTTCGGAAAATACCTATAAGGCGGTTTTCGATTGGCTGCAAAACAACAGGGGCAGTATTGAAGAAATGCAGAAGTTCGCCACATGGCAGGATGTGTTTGATAGCATTGGCAGCCGGTATGACCGCATATGGTCTGATGAAGAAGAAAAACAGGGGTATCTGAATAACTGATAAGCCACAGCCTGACAAGGCAGGGCAGGCATCCCCAGTTTTCCGGCAGATTGGGGAAATGGGGGAGTAGGGAGGTGAAGGCCGGTATGGGATTTGACAGGGGAAGTTAGTTGGCTTGTTTGCATGGAGGCAATGAACTGTTCGGACTCATTACGAGAGAGCAGAGGCGGCTCTGACCGACAGAGGAGCTGCCATAAAAAAGAAATGGAGGACTGAAATGGGCATTAACGGAATAGGAACAGCGGGATATCCGCTGACAGGATACACTGCAAGAAAGACAGGAAGAAGCGCGGAATCCGGGGCTGTGGGATTCATGGAAACGGTGGAAGAAAAGGCGGCGCAGGGAAAGGCAGCCGACCAGGATGAGAAAGCCTTTGAGATGGTTGGCCCGAACGCCCCGCAGGAAGTGAAGGATGCGTGGATGGAGGCGGCGAAAGAAGTAAATGCGAATGGCATGGGGATCCGGGGCAACGGAATGATGAGCCACATATCGCAGATGATGGTGCAGAGGCTTAATAAACAGCTTAAGGGTGAAACGGAGAATTTTGACATCCTTGGAAGCACGGTGGAATCTGCGATCCAGGCAACGAAAGAGGCGCTGTACGATTTGGAGCATCCAAGGGTATATACGCCCAGGAGCATAGAGGTCCAGCAGGCCCGCATCAAAGAAGGAGAATTTTACAGGGCGTTTTTGGAGAAGCTGGAGAAATTGTAGGATATATTATGGCACAGAAGGAAAGCATCTTGGGTGCTGATGCGACTCTGGAATGACAGGTGTGTGGCGGTTTGATAACTAATTGGCAATGATGGAGGATGATCTGACAATGGGAATAACTAATGTAAATGAACAAGGTTCCGCATATGGAGCGGCTTTCAGAAATAAGCCGGTATACTTCATGACGGGAAAAGAGACGGAGGCGTTTTTTGAAGGGAAGATGCGCAGGAACATGGAGCTGCGGGAGGATACCTGCACCCTCAGCAGCAATAACACTTACCGCAGGCAGCATACCACTTATGAGGTTTCCGATAAGGACAAAGGCAGCACATTCCTGGATTTGAATTTTCTGATCAAGGATGAGACCAGCAGCCTGAAAGGAAGCCTCAGTGATAAAAAGGATGTGGATTTTTATAACTTCTCCATCCCATTTATGAACTTTCAGCGGAATTACTTTGGCGTTGAGGTTTATATAGATATGCCGGAAGGCTGTGATTACGATGTTACCCTGTATGACGAATACGGCAATCAGGTGGGGAAGGCAGAGTGGGACGGACAGGGGCGGAAGAAGCTGACCGTCCCTGATTGGGATATCAATACCAATCAATACTGCTTCAAGGTAGAAAACGGAAACGGGGAGGAGATTTCCCCGGATGATTATTATAAGATCAGCTTCCATGTTACCGAAAACAAGGAGCATGAAAAGACGGATGCCATCAGGGAAGCATATGGGAACCTCCACGGGGCATACAGTCAGAAAGATGAAAACTGGCGGGAATATCTTGATCAGTATAATGCCGTCTTAAAGGAGACGGAGCAGAAGTATATAAAAGAGCTGGAGCGGCTCCACCAGAAACAGTTTGACAGCCTGCCGGAAGAAAAGAAGTATAAGGGCGGGCGCACCGTGGATGAACTGCTGCAGGACATGGCAGATGGGAAGGACTTAAACGATGCGGAACTGGAGTATGTGAAGATTTTTGCCAACCTGAAAGACATGGAAAAGGCGCAGAATAAAGCGGAGCTGAAAAACAGCTTTTCAGATGATTTCGTAAAGGATCTGGAAAGCATGGGCATTTCCCGTGATGACATAGAAGGGATGCAGGTACGGATCGGGAGCAATGGGGATGTGGCCGTGGACGGGATAGAGGACGAGGGCGTCCGGGAACAGGTGCAGAAGCTGATAGATGAAAAGTACAGTGACCGGATGTACCAGTATTACATAGGGATTGCGGACAGCGTGGGAGACCTGTCCTCCAATACATACCAATATGCCACGGACATACAGGAAGTCCGGCGCTACCTGAAAGGGGTTACAGGGGAGGACATTTCCTTAGAAAATCTTTATCTGACGCCAGACGGGAAGATTGGAGGGCTGCCGGACAAGGCGGCTGATCTGATCAACAAGACAAAGGACAATGCCAAGATAGAACGGATGAAGGATGCGCTGGTGGATATCATAGGGAAGATCAGGATAAGCGGAGACTTGGGGATTCCCGATTTCACTTCACAGTTCCAGTTCAAGGATGGGGCGTTCTCCGTGGCGGACAGCGGTTTTGCGGTGGATATGGACGCACTGGATGGCCGGTTTACACCAAAGTCCTCCGGCAATATGTATTCCGACATGTATAAATATCAGTTCAAGAAAGTTTTATAAGACCCACGGCTGCGTATCCCGAATAAGCCGCAGCTTGATAAGGCAGGGCAGGCATCCCCGGCGTTCCGGCAGAACGGGGAATCTGCTTGGATTTATTACAAGGGAATAAGGGCGGCTCTGACCAACAGAGGAGCCACAGATAGGAAAAGGGATTGTGAGGTGGGCTCATGGGAATTTCGGTTTCAAGTACACTAAATTCGGCCAATACGAAACACAGTATGTCACTGAGCAGCAGAGGACCTGACTGGTCTTTGATCCCAAGCGCTGGGAAAAGCAATAAATCAAAGGCCGAGTTTGCTGATGAGATTAAGGAACTGGCACGGAGAGCTGCGGAGACTACGAGCAAGAAAGAACTGGAGTATATCCACAGCCAGAGGGCGAGGTTATGTGCGGAATACATATCTGATGTATCGCCCGACAGGAGAGCGTTGTACCGGCAGGCTGAAAATTCGCTGAAGAGACAGAACGGCAATCCGAAATGCCACGGGAGCGGGGAACTGACGCTACTTGACTTCCTGGAGGCGGCAGACGGGAGGGCGGAGAACCTTGCCGAAAAGAAGTTTGCGCTGGCAGGGGGCGGAACGCTGACCTACCCGATCCTGACAAGCGGGGGATATGGCGCGGATATTTACTATCAGGGTACAAAGGTGCTGACATATCTCGGTTCGGGATATGGGTGGGCTTGCGAGAGGACTCCGGCTGAACGGGAAAAGGAAAGGGGGTTTTATGGGATTTATTTTGATGAGTACCGCTCGCTAAAGAATGGCCAAGGGGCAGAACTGGAGGAGTTACCGGATTATCTGGAGGAGAAGCCGTCTTTTGACAGGAAAGCATAAATAGGGGGATTTGAATAACCAATAAGATTTCAAAAATTCCGTGAGTGCATATCCCCAATAAGCTACAGCCTGACAGGGCAGGCATCCCCGGAGTTCCGGCAGATTGGGGAATTGGGTAGCAGGGGGAGCTTTACAGATTAACTTTTTGGAGGCGTGGTTTGAAAAAGAAACTCATTATTGTTTTCGTGGTAATAGCGGTGATTCTGCTGCTGATTCCGGTTAAAAAGGTCTATGAGGATGGTGGGACACAGACCTATACAGCCCTGACTTATAAAGTGATTGTCTGGAAGCAGATAGATGGGAAAACAGGAACGGAATTTTACATTTTTCCTAACAATTTCCACCAGTTAGATTATTACGAGTGACTTTTGAAAGGCTGTTTTTGTATGGAGATAACAGGACGCGGCACAGAACGTCTATATGGGAAATAAGTTCCTCACCCTGCGGAAAAGCGAGGTCGCAAAAGTTGCGCCGGACAGGGCTTCTCCCCGGTTTCCGGCAGATTGGGGAGAGGCTTCATGAATGGCAAAGTTTTCTTTTAGCTGTTTTTGTAAAGAAAGCCAAAGCATAACAGGAAGGCAAGATATTATGAAAAGACTGATTATATTGGTTTTATGGGTGGTTTGTATGCTGGCTTTGCTTGTTGGGTGTTCCAGTCAGGAAAATGAAATAGGAGATATCGATAATCATACGCCGATTGCTTTGTTGGATGATGCGGTTGTTTATAACTATATTGATGATGACGGTGCATTGGTAATTGGACGATATGTTCTTTCCTCAAAAAGGCAATCAGATATCGTAAGTGTGGAAGAGTTTTATATTTCAAGTGGAAAACCTACAGTGATTGATAATTCTGTTATTCTGCCTGTAACCTTAAATACAAACGAACATAAACTTTTGATGGTAAACGCTGATTCTGACACATCTGAAATGATATTTAGCGAATTTAATTCTTATCCAATGGACGCAGTTTCTGTAATGAACACAGACATTTATATGTTAAGCACCATGAAAGATGATGTGGCTACAGCAACTTATATCAGAAAATATAATGAGAATACCGGGGATATGGATATCTGCATTGAAAAACAGTTTACAGATAATACAGGTGAGCAGATAACGACATTTGCCTGTAGCAACGAAAATATTTATGTGCTGGTAAATAATATGGGAGCAGAAAATGATGTTTATATAGAAATTTATGATGATAAAAAATATGATTTACTTGGTAAGCTGTACTTTGATTCTGAATTGAGAAATTTTGTTTCCAATAATGGGATAGTAGAATTTTATTGTTTTGACAGTTACATATACATAAGGAATTTTTCAGATTATGGTGCGATAGGGGAAATAGAAAATAACCAGATAAAAACCTTTCTTAATATGCCTAGTTTGCGTATGGCTTATAACGGTAAAAATACGCAGGATAATTATTATGGATTTTTTGTAAGAAATGGCAGAGAGCTTTATCTTTTAGATGTTTATTCTGATACTCTATATGAAACCAATTTAGATCTATCACAAGATGAAAGCATTCGTAATGCTATCTCTGATGGAAATAATATATGTATCAGTATTCTTGATGAGAGGGATACAGAGTCTTTTACAACAAAAAAGACCATTATAGTGGATTTCAATGAATTGAAAGAAAAAGCATATCAAACAAAGTGAAAAAGGCTATCCATTATATATCTCCAATAAAACACAGAGAGCAGGCTTCCCCGGTTTCCGGCAGATTGGGGAATCGGGGAGCAGGAAGAAAACCAATAATACACAAACGATAAAAGGGAACCAAGCAGAGATAGAACCATATGCCTGTCTGGTTCCCTTTCTACATATCGGTGCGGGGAGATAGCAATAGATGTATTTTGGGGGAGAGGAGGTGGTATTATCCGGAAAATGAAATGCCCGGAGAGACGGTGCAAGAAACGGGCCTGTGATATTGGGGAGACGGGTTCCGGATGGATCATTGTGTCACTGAAATGTCCTAACTGCGGCAGGGTAGTAAAGGTGTACTGGAAACCGAATGGAAAAAGATAAATATACATAGCAGGAAAGAATGGCAGGAAGGTATCCTGCTATTTTTACTTTTATAGATTAAAGCGTTTCTTTTATGGACATACTAAGGTTATCAATGGTAATTTCTGGAAATTCCCATTGTGCGGCTTGGCAGGTCTGCCATGCCGGATAACTGAATATGTACCGAGCGAGTGGGACCGCATTGTGTCGAGTCACGAATGGCCGGAGTAAAGCTAGTGAATTATTTTAGATTTCTTACAAAGAGCTTTCTCAGGGCCATTTTTTGCCTTTTTTCAAAGCCAGTCCCACATCTGAATGAGAGCGTTCCTAACTTTACGAAGGCGTAAAGGAAGGAACGCTTTATGTCTATTAGGAAAATCACAATCAAATCTGGAAACGAAGAATTCACACTGGATGTTACGGAAGAAGAATATAGGAATTACTTTAGGCCGTGGTGGCAGCAGAAAAAGCATGATCAGAGGAACCGTGAGGCAATGGAGCAGAACGGATACACGGAAGAATCTTATGAGGAATGGAAAGAGAACGATATGCGGACGGAGCTTTTTGCGGAGAGCATGGAGGAACTGGCGGAAAAGAGGATGCTGCTGGATGTCCTCCGTGATGCGATGGATTCCCTCCTGCCGGAAGAACGGGAGCTTGCCATGAAGGTGTTCGGGGAGGAAATGCCCCTTGCTGATTATGCAGATATGAAAGGGAAAAATCCCCGGACGCTTTCCGACCATAAGAGAAAAGTATTATCAAAGCTGCGGAAATTCTTTGTAGAGCATGGGTTTGAAATTGACAGCAGTCATTGACACGGAGCATTTCCGCATTATTTTCCGGGAGCAGATTTATAACATCACGTTCATTGACAACGTGAAGTACCAGAATAAGACCTTAAAGCTGCGGGCGGCTTTGGAAAAGAGGTAAAAATGTCTGAAAAGAAGGTATCCATCGAGCAGATGGCGGAGGCGGTCATGGACGGCCTGATCGAGTATGCCGGGCTTGCCACGGATGTGATGAAGGACTGCGTCACCAAAGCCGGGAACACGGTGAAATCGGAAGTGAAAGCAAACGCCCCGGTTCGGACAGGGCAGTACAAAAAGGGATGGGCTGTGAAAAAGCAGAAAGAGACCGCCAATGCACTAGAACTGGTGGTGCATAACAAAAAGCGTTACCAGCTCACCCACCTTCTGGAGAAAGGCCATGCCAAGCGTGGCGGCGGGAGGGTGCGGGCATTCCCCCATATCGCCCCTGCGGAACAGGCGGGCATCCGGGAACTGGAAGAGGGCATCAAAAGGGGGCTGGAAGGATGAAGCACGATGATGTATTGAAGATGATGGAGGAAATGGGGCTGCCCTTTGCCTATGACCATTTCGTGGAGGGCGAATCCCCGGAGCCGCCATTCCTTGTATTTTTATATCCCAAAGCTGCTAATTTCGCAGCGGACGGGATCACGTATTTCAAAATCAACCAGCTAGACATTGAACTGTACACCGATCTGAAAAATCCCGATCTGGAGGAAACCATAGAGGCTGTTCTGTTAAAGTACGGTATTTTCTATGGCAAGAGCGAGACGTGGATTGAATCGGAAAAATTGTACGAAGTCTTGTATGAAACGGAGGTCTGAAATGAAGAACAACAATAAAGTGAAATTTAATATCTGCAACTGCCATTACGCTTTGCAGAAAACACAGGAGAATGGGGAGGTCGGCTTTGAGACGCCCGTGGCGATGCCCGGTGCGGTTTCCATCGCCTTAGACCCCAACGGGGAGCCGGAATCGTTCTATGCGGACGGCATCGAGTATTACATCATAGCCAACAACATGGGATACGATGGCGATTTGGAACTGGCACTGATCCCGGAGAACTTCCGCACGGACGTGCTGAAGGAGGAAGCGGACAGCAATGAGGTGCTGGTGGAGAACGCCCACTCCGAGACGGCGGCCTTTGCGCTGCTTTTTGAGTTTGACGGCGATATCCGCAAAATCCGCCATGTGCTGTATAACTGTTCCGCAAGCCGCCCCAAGATCGAGGGCAAGACCAATGAGGAGAGCCGGGAGGTGCAGACGGAAACGCTGACCATCAAGGCAAGACCGCTGGCAAGCGGCTATGTGAAAGCCAAGACCGGGAATAAGACATCTGCGGAGACTTATGCCAACTGGTATAAATCCGTATACCTGCCGGAGCCAAAGGCAGTAGATGCAGAAACAGAAGGACAGGGATAAGGAGGCTGAAAGGATATGAGCATTGTCAGAAAAATAGAGATTGACGGGCAGGATGTGCTGTTCAAGGCATCGGCGGCAATACCGAGGATTTACCGCTTGAAGTTCCAGCGTGACATTTATAAGGATTTGCGGATTCTGGAAAAGAGCATCGGTGAGGGGGATGAGGAAAACTCCAACCTCGATCTATTCTCATTGGAGATGTTCGAGAATATCGCCTACACGATGGCGAAGCACGCCGACCCACAGATTCCAAACGAAGTGGATGAGTGGCTGGATGGTTTCAACACATTTTCCATCTACCAAGTGCTACCACAATTGATAGAACTGTGGGGACTCAATGTGCAGACGGATGTGGAGGCTAAAAAAAACTTCGCCCAACTGAGCGGGAAATGACCACGCCGCTGTTCCTTCTGCGGTGTGTGCAGTTAGGGCTTTTGATGGCAGATTTGGAGCTGCTTTCAATAGGGTTAATCAATGATATGTACTGTGAGAGCAGGAACGACTCATTTTCATACGCTATACTTGGCAATCAGACTTTGATGGATGCATTTTGATTGAAAATACAGCCATTTTCCGCTATAATTTGGTAGTGGAAAATGGTTGTAAGAATCAACGGTTAGGTTAAAGGTGTATAAGGGAGGTTTTTTGATTATGAAGGATGAAATAATGTCTTTGATGGCAGACTTTGGTGAATTTTCTTTAGATTATTTTATACAAGATGGTAATATAAAAGATTTCCCTATTTTTGGCTCTGTTTTTAGTATGGTAAAAATAGGTGTGGATGTTCGTGATAGAATTTTTATTGCAAAAATAAAGAGTTTTATTGAGAACATTGACAAAAACCAGAAATGGCGAGAAAAATTTAGTGATATTGAAGAATGCAATAAAATATCAAAGCAACTCCTATATATAGTAGATTCGTGTGATGACGATAATAAATTGAAATTAATAGGAATGGCATTTAACTATTTTGTAAATGGAGAAATAAGTAAGGATGAATATTTTTATATAGTCAATATAATTTTAAAATCATTTTACCCATTTTTAAAAATATTATTAGACATTAATGAATCTGATGTACGTTTTAAAAATGATGGTACGAAATATGATTATGTCGGGATAGCACACCTACTAAATATCGGTGCGCTTGATTTTGATGGTCAAACGCCAGTGCTTTTTAACTCTCAAACGAATAAAATTGAGTCGCCACCCTCCATAATAGTTGCACTAAATGGATATAGTGAGTTTTTAAGGGAGCTATTAAATAAATTGAATTGATTTATGAAAACGGCGAGTAATTCTAGGAAATGGGATTGTTATAACAGCGAATAAAAACTGAATATTTTTTACATAGGCACTTGCCATAACGGCAGGTGTCTTTTTTACGCTTTTTTCAGGGAGCCTTTGGGCTTCCTTTTTTCGTTATGGGGAGGTGCTTTGGGTGGGGGCGTCAAGGATACAGGGAATCACGGTGGAGATCGGCGGCGACACCACAAAGCTGACCGCCGCATTAAAGTCTGTCAATACCGATATCCGCACCACGCAGTCACAGCTACGGGATGTGAACAACCTCCTGAAACTGGACCCCGGCAATACGGAACTGCTGGCACAGAAGCACAGGCTTCTTGCGGAAGCGGTGCGGGAGACGAAGGAAAAGCTGGAAACCCTGAAAGCGGCTGCGGAACAGGCAAATGAGGCACTGGCAAAGGGTGAGATCACACAGGAGCAGTACGATGGCCTGCAGCGGGAAATCATCAAGACTGAGGAAAAATTGAAGAGCCTCGAACAGCAGGCGAACCAGTCGGCGGTGGCGGTGCAGAAGATTGCCGCCGTGGGCGAGGACTTAAAGAACTTAGGGGATAAGATTTCCGGGGTGGGAACCACCCTCACCAAAAGCGTGACCACGCCCATCGTGGGGCTTGGCACGGTGGCGGTAAAGACTGCTGCTGATTTCGATACCGACATGAGCCAGGTGGGGGCTGTTTCCGGGGCTACGGGGAAAGACCTTGATGCCCTGCGGGATAAGGCAAGGGAGATGGGGAGCAAGACCAAGTTCTCCGCATCGGAAGCGGCGGAGGCCATGAACTACATGGCGATGGCGGGCTGGAAAACTTCGGATATGCTTTCCGGCATCGAGGGCATCATGAACCTTGCCGCCGCCTCCGGGGAAGATTTGGCAACTACCTCTGATATCGTGACGGATGCACTTACCGCTTTCGGTCTGACCGCAGCGGATTCCGGGCATTTTGCGGATATCCTTGCGGCGGCCAGTTCCAATGCGAACACCAACGTCTCCATGATGGGAGAGACCTTCAAATACTGTGCGCCCATTGCCGGGGCTTTGGGATTTTCTGCGGAAGATACCGCAGAGGCAATCGGCCTGATGGGAAATGCGGGCATCAAGTCCACGCAGGCCGGTACCGCCCTTAGAACCATCATGAGCAACCTTTCCGGGGAAGTGAAAATCTGCGGTTCGAGCATTGGCGAGGTCACAATCGCCACCACCAATGCGGACGGGAGCATGAGGGATTTGAGCGCCATCCTCGCAGACTGCCGGACGGCTTTCGGCGGCTTGTCGGAGTCCGAAAAGGCAGTGGCGGCAGAGGCGCTTGTGGGAAAAAATGCCATGTCAGGATTCCTTGCCCTTATGAACGCCGCCCCTGCGGACATCGAGAAGGTGAGCAGCGCCATAGCGAACTGTGACGGGAAGTCGGCGGAGATGGCGGTCACCATGCAGGATAACCTTGCCGGGCAGCTTACCATTTTAAAGAGCCAGTTGGAGGAACTTGCCATTTCTTTCGGTGAAATCCTCATGCCCGCCATCCGCCAGATCGTCACATGGGTGCAGGGCTTTGTTGACAAGCTGAACGGCATGGATGAGGGCACCAAGAACACCATTGTTACCATAGGACTCCTTGCGGCGGCAATCGGCCCCGTGCTTATCGTGATCGGGAAAGTGGTCTCTGCGGTGGGCAGCATCATGACCTTCATCCCCACGCTGATCGGCGGCATTTCCAGTATCGGCGGAGGGCTTAGTGCCTTATGGGGCATCCTTGCGGCGAACCCGGTCACTTTAGTGATAGCCGCCATAGCTGCGCTGATTGCCATCTTCGTGGCTCTGTGGAATAACTGCGAGGGCTTCCGGGAGTTCTGGATCAACTTATGGAATGTGATAAAAGAAGCGGCTGTTGCGGTATGGAATGGATTAAAAGACTTTTTCTCCAATATCTGGAACGCCATCACCGGGGCGGCACAGTCCATCTGGAATGGTTTGAAAGACTTTTTCAGCGGTCTGTGGGAGGGCATCAAGAATATCTTCCAGACTGTGCTGGATGTGATAAAGACGTTCATCGTGGCGCGGTTCGAGTTCTATAAGCTGATTATCACAACCGTGCTGAATGTGATACAGACGGTGGTCTCCACGGTATGGAATGCGATAAAAAATGTGATTGAGACTGTCACAAACGCCATCGGCTCTTTCCTTTCCAGTGCATGGGAAGCGATAAGGAATACTGTCACCACGGTAATGGAGGCAATCCAAAACGTCATTACCACGGTATGGGAAGCCATCAAATCTGCGGTGACGGCGGTGCTTTCCGCCATTAAGGAGGTGGTGGTCTCTGCGTGGGAGGCGATAAGGAGCGCCATCACCACGGCAATGGAAGCCATTAAATCTGCGGTCATTGCCGCATGGGAAGCGATAAAGAGCGCGGTTTCTTCTGCGATTGAAGCGATAAAAAATGTGGCTGTGGCGGCATGGGAGGCCATCAAGTCAGCGGTCATTTCCATTATGGAGGTGATCAAATCCGCCATTACCGCAGCGTGGGAAGCCATCAAATCCGCAGTAAGTTCCGTGGTAGGTGCGATAAAAGAGGTCATCACCAGTGTGTGGAATGCCATCAAATCTACAGTCACAAACATTGTGGGCGGTTTGAAGGATGCGGTGGTAAATGTATTTAACAGCCTGCTCTCCGGCATTAAAAACGCCATGAGCGGCATTGCCGGGGCGGTGAAGAGTGGATTCGATGCGGCGATTAATTTTATCAAGAGCCTGCCCTCACAGGCATTGCAGTGGGGCAAGGATATCATTGGCGGGCTGATAGACGGTATTAAATCCAAGATCAGCGGTCTTGTGGACAGCGTGAAGGACATCGCGGGAACCATTGCGTCCTTCCTGCATTTCTCCGAGCCGGACGAGGGGCCGCTTTCCAACTTCCACACCTTCATGCCGGATATGATCGATTTACTCGGAAAAGGCATCCGTGGGAATTTAGGGAAGCTGACCGGCCCCATGAAGGAACTGGCGGGAATGCTCATCCCCACAACAGGGGCAATGGAAAGCATCTCATCCGCCAAGAATGGCGGGAACGGAAGTGCTTCACTGGCGGCAAGGCTGGATGCCATGTATGAAGTGGTGACAAAGTATCTGCCGAGATTAGCAAACAGTCAGGTGGTTTTGGATTCCGGTGTATTGGTGGGAGAGTTATCTGACGGGCTGAACCGGGAGCTGGGAAAGGCGTATTCATGATTAGGAAATTCAGGCTTATAAACGGGGAAGGGGTGTCATGGGATTTGAATGCCCGGACATCCTTTTTCCATTCCATTGGCGGTTTCGGCTATAAGGACGGGACGCAGTATGAACAGATTGGCACGGACTTCATCCCTCTGGAGGAATTATTCTCACAGGGTGTAATGACCGGGCGGATATTTTTCGGAGGGATAAACGCATACAAAAACTACAGAGCCTTTTCCCGGTTCGTCCGGGCGGTGCCACTCACTCTCGTCTACGAGATGGAGGAGGCGTTCCGTGTTCCGGTGCGGATGACGGAAATCGCAAAGAGTGAGTTAATCACTGGCGGGGCTGGGCTGGATTGTGAAGTTGCATTTACGGCAACCGGGCTGTTTTATAAGAATGTTTCCGGCTACAGCGGGACGCTCTCCATCGGCGGGAAAATCTACCCATACGAATACACCTATGCTTATGCGGATGTGACGCAGAACACCCTCATGATCGACAGCGACAGCCACGGGGACAGCCCATGCAAGGTGACGGTGTACGGCCCCTGCACGAACCCGGTATGGAAGCACTATGTAAATAATGTTTTGTATGAAACAGGAAAGTACGAGGGCAGCATCCCGGACGGGCATAAGCTGGTCATCGACACCACGCAGATTCCCTACAGCATTACGGAGCGGGGCGTCAGTGACGAGGTGGTGGCGGACAGATACCAGATGTGCGATTTTACCACGGAGCGGTTCTTCCACCTGCAGTACGGCAGCAACCGTATTTCTGTGGTGCATGAGGGGCTGAACATTCTAAACGTGATGGTGGAAGGGAGGATCAGCTATGAGACCGTATAACGTGGAGATATTCACGCAGGATTTTGAGATGGTGGGCAATACCAATGTAAATGAAATTACCTACAAAGAGGATTATTTATCTTCCGATGGGAACACGGTCACGGTGCTTGCCCTTCCCGGCGTGAAAAAGCAGGATTATATCCGCATCAGCAGAGGGGATGAGGAGTATGCCGGGATTGTGACAGAAATCGGCTATGGCACGGATAAGTCAAAGAAGTTACAGACCATTTCCTATAAACCGCTCATGGAGCTGCTCAATACGGATGTGCTGTTTGATGTGGATTTGCAGGGGCAGGGCAGCATGGAGCAGTTCATCTGTGGCCGCATCCGGGAAATGTTCATCACCAATGAGGATGGGATGCAGAATATAAAAGGTCTTTCCGTCAGCGCAGTTACAGCCACAAAGGACTGGAGCCTGCACATCACGCCCTCCGACAAGGGAGGGCATTACAACATCGTCAATCTCATTGACTCCGTTATTATTCCGGCAATGGAAAAATACAGCATCCTTGTAAAGACAAAGCTGGATATCCAGAACCGGGAAGTGCAGATCACCGTGGGGAAAGCGGCAGCCGGGGTGATTACGATTGAAAGCGACCTTCCCAACATCATCAAAAAGAGCGTCACGATAAAACAGGTCAGTGCCGATGTGAATAAACTGGTGATTTATGATGCAGAGGATTATTCCAACACCCGGATTTATTATCTGCATCCCGATCTTGGCTATGACACGAAAGACCGGGACCGCATCACGCCTGTGGTGTGTGAGATGCAGGCGGTCTCCCATGAGGAGGGGAGCAGCTTTGAGAGTGCCGCGATCAGCGCCGCCCATAACAAGTTCGCAAATTTATCCTATTCCAATCTGATAGAACTTACCATGATGAACGGTGACGCATTGGTAAAGCCGGAGGAACTGGAATTCGGGCAGGTGGCGGACATCATATCTGACGGGCAGAGTTACCGCAGCATTTTGACCGGAAGGGAGCGGGGGAAGGACACAAAGCTGGTATTCGGCACGGTGCGTTTGGACTTGACTAAGATTTTAAGGAGGCAGGAGAATGGCTGACAACATCACACTGAAAACCTATAAGGGCGGCAATGTCACACCGCAGGATGACGCCATCATCTACGAGACGGCGATCCCCGGCAGCGGCATCTTCAAAGGGTGCGAAGTGACCTACGCAAGAGGGAATGTCCTTCATATCTCGCAAGGCTTTGGCATGATTCGTGGACGGTTCTTTGAAGTGTATGAAACGGAGATTGACGTGCGCCTTGCGGACGTGGGGGAAACATTGCAGGGGCGGGTGTATATCCACCTTGATTTATCCAATGCGGATGAACCCATCAAGATACTGGCACAGGCGGCATCGGAGCTTCCGCCGCTGGATGCGGATGTGAACATCAATTACAACAATTCCTCCTACGATCTGGAACTTGCCATCTTCACCGTATCTTCGGCGGGCTTGGACGGGCTGACGAAAGTATTTCCTACCTTAAAGGCGGGGAGTGGAGGCGGTGGCGGCGGAGGGGAAACCCTCACCCGTGCCACTTCCTATGCCATAGGGGATGCGGTTACCGCAGTGGGCGCTCCGGGGTGGGCGACACTGGTCTGCACACAGGCAGGTACCACGGCGGCATCGGAGCCTTCCGGGTATTCGAGGATCACCAAAGTGGGGGACAGGATTTTAGACGGAACCGCGGTATTCACGGCAAGGAACATCATCGGGGAGCTGGACGGTGTTATTTCCACAACGGAAACTTTGGAAGAATCCATGCAGACTTTGGATGAAAGAGTGACGGAGATGATGAGCAGCACCGGCCTTGTGATGAAACTGGTGAGCCTTGACGAATACCGGGCATTGGAAAGCTACAGCGCCACCACAATCTATCTCTGCTATGAAGATGAAACCACAAAGCGTGTGACGCGGATTTTCGTGGGAGAGGACAGGGTGTATGCGGCGGGCGTAAAGGTGACTTATCAGATCGACACGGGGTATGCATTGGAAAGGACTGTGCCGGACAGGGAGGACGCCATTGCCGCCGCACCGCCCGCCGCGCTGGAGGGATATACCTTTGTAGGATGGCGGCAGGATGATACTGCGGAAAAGAAAGTGCTTTCGGAATATCTCATCAGCAGTGAGGAACCCGTCACGCTTTATGCGGTGTTCAGAAAGCAGATGACCATCGGTCTGATGCCCAACGGCGGCACCCTTGCAGAAACCGGGGCGGCGGAGTCCTTTATGGCTTATTGCTATTACAACAACGGGAATTCCCAGAGCGAACCCACCACGGTACCGGCAAGCCCCTATACCCGGAAGAATATGTCCTTCTGCGGATGGAGCATTGACTCTCTTTCCACACCGTCCTATAAGCCGGGAGAGAAAGGCGTGTTCCCTGCCGGGGCCACGCTCTATGCCATGTGGGTGACCACGGAGTATGACTTCCCCTACACAGGGAATTATGTGCAGTTTGTTATCCCCCAGGACGGCATCTATGAGTTTGAAGTGTGGGGCGCATCCGGCGCTGCGGCGAAGGTGGACTCCCTTGTGGCGGAAGGCGGTCTTGGCGGCCATTCCAAAGGCTGTAAGAAGATGAAGAAGGATGAAGTGATCTATGTCTATAACGGCGGATCACCGAAAGGCACGTCATCGGGTGCAAACGGCGGCGGGAACGGTTACAATTATGCCAGCAGCAAGCAGTACGGGGCAGGAGGAGGCGGTTCCACCCATGTGGCCACAAAACCTTATGGACTTGGCACGAACAGTTCCAGCGGGCCGTCCTATGCCAACCGCTCCAGCATCCTGATCGTGGCGGGAGGCGGCGGTGGCGGCGGGATAGACAACGGCACAGCCCACAAGGGAGGAGACGGCGGCGGGGAGCGTGGCGGGAACGGCTCCGGCGGCGCGCTGGGAGGCCGGCAGATTTCCACGGGGAGCAGCCCGTCTGAAAACTTTGGCATGGGGGATTATTATTCATCAAGCAGTGCCGCTTCTTCCGGCGGCGGGGGCGGATGGTTCGGCGGGAACTACGGGCAGTATGGGCAGTCCGGGGCAGGAGGCTCCGGCTATGTGGACGGTGTCGCCCCATTCACCCACAACGGGAAATATTACCCCGCAGAGACCGAGGCAGGGGTGAACGAGGGGAACGGCAGGGCATTCATCCGGTATGTGGAATGCGCGTAAATATGTACAGTTTTCCATCTGTATATTTGTGAATCCTATGCTCCGAATCTGCTTGATAATATCCCCATTCAGAGCGAATATGGGTACTACCGAAAGGGAAAACACGAAAAATGGAGGGAAGCACAATGACGAGATTTGAAAGAGAGATAAACGGGAGCCTTGGGGATTTTTGGAAAAAGAATGCAGAGGAGGAAGTGAAAAAGGCGGTGGCGCAGGCGGATGAAAAGGCTACGGTTGATGAGGACGGCGCGGTCAGATGGAAGAGCAACGGGCGCTGCCTGATGGATGACTTCTGCGAGAAGCTGGAATACGCAGGATACCCTTTCAGCAGGGAGGCAACAGCAAGAAAACGGGATGCACAGAATGAGGAAAGCATCGCGGAATACCGCAGGAACCACAGGGGGCTTTCCGGGGAGGCGCTTGCGGAGGCAAGGGCGGCATTCGGGGAAGGCGCCACGGTGGTCAATATACTGACGGGAGAGAGGACAAAACTGTAAAAACATCATTTTAGGAACAGGCGGACTGCCCACTGCGGGCAGCCGCTTTTTTCTTACCCAAAACCAGAAGGAGGAATTGGAATGAAGAATTTTATCGAGGCGGCGCAGTATGCGTTTGCGGCGCTCGGCGGTGCGCTGGGTGCGGTCATGGGAGGCTTTGACGGCTTCCTTTATGCACTGGTGGTATTCGTGGTGGTGGACTACATCACCGGGCTGATGGCGGCGGCAGTGGAGAAGAAGCTCTCCAGCGAAGTGGGATTCAAGGGCATCTTCAAGAAGGTGGTCATTTTCAGCCTTGTGGCAGTGGGGCATATCGTGGATACGCACATCATCGGGGAGGGGAGCGTCCTGCGGACGGCGGTCATCTTCTTTTATCTTTCCAATGAGGGCATTTCCATCTTGGAGAATGCCGCGAGGACGGGGCTGCCCATTCCGGGGAAGTTAAAGGCCGTGCTGGAGCAGCTACGGGAGGAAAAAGGGGAATGATATGCTGCACAAATTTTCTGATGATGTTTGTGCAGTTTATGGTTCCATTCCCGCTTGCAATTATGCCCGTTCAGAGCGAACATGTCTGTGACCGGGGAACCGGAATACAGGGACGGAGGGCTTAAGGATGAGGGCATACGGAGAGATGGAACAGCATGGGAAGTACACGCTGGAGGATTACGGCGGCTGGTCGAGGAACCACACCAGAGCGGCATCCATCCGCAGGTGGAAACGCCCGCTGAAAAAGAGGGCAAGGCAGGTGTGCCGCGCCATGCTGAGACGGATGGAAAGATAACAGGATAATTTTTGGAAGGGCATCGCTGCGGCGGTGCCTTTTTCGTTCAATAAGCTGACCCGTGGAACGGGGCGGCGTTTGATGTGAAAGAGAGGGAAATGGGATGAATTTAAAACAGAATTACCTTACGGAGTCCGGCTGTTATAAAGCGGGAAAGCACATCACCGTGAAAGGTCTTATGATCCACTCGGTGGGATGCCCGCAGCCAGAGGCGGATGTGTTTATGAAGAACTGGAACAGGGCGGATGCCAATGCTTGCGTCCACGCCATTATCGAGCCAGACGGGGATGTGTACCAACTGCTCCCGTGGGATTTCCGTGGATGGCACTGCGGAGGCAGCGCAAACAATACCCACATCGGTGTGGAAATGACGGAGCCCGCCACCATTAAATATGCAGGCGGCGCATCATGGACGGAGACCGGGGATGGGGAGAATACGAAGAACCATGTGCTTGCCGCCTACAAATGTGCGGTGGAGTTGTTTGCATATCTCTGTCAGCAGTTCCATTTAGACCCACTTGCGGATGGCGTGGTGATTTCCCATTCCGAGGGATGTAAAAGGGGCATTGCCAGCAACCACGGGGACGTGGAGCATCTGTGGTCTAAGTTTGGCCTGACGATGGCGCAGTTTAGAAAAGACATCAAAACGGTGATGGAGGGAGGCACAGCGGCGGATTCCCTTACCGCCATTATGGGAAAGCCTGCGGTGACGGCGGATCAGATGAAATCCTATCTGAAAAAGAAAAATCCGTCCGTGCCGCAGGCTGTTCTGGATATGATACCGCTGTACCTTTCCGAAGGGGAAGCGGAGGGCGTGAGGGGCGATATCGCTTTTGCACAGTCCTGTCTGGAAACGGGGAACTTCACTTTCTCCGGCTCGGCGGTCACTCTTTCGCAGAACAATTTCTGCGGTCTTGGGGTGACACAGAGGGGCAAAACAGGGCTGTCCTTTGAAACGGCGCAGCTTGGCATCCGGGCGCAGATTCAGCACCTCAAAGCCTACGCCTCCACGGATAAGCTGCGGAATGAGAGAAGCGATCCACGGTTCCGTTATGTCACAAGGGGCTGCGCTCCCTATGCGGAATGGCTCGGCCAGAAGGAGAATCCGCAGGGGAAAGGCTGGGCGGCAGGAGAAAAGTATGGGGAGAAGATACTTTCCATCCTGAAAGCCATTGTCAGCGAAGGAAAAGTGCAGTTCATGGAGAGCCTTACCCTTTCCGCACCCTACATGGTGCGCGTATCCATTCCCGATTTGAATATCCGCCGTGGCCCCGGAACGTCATACCCAAAGACGGGCAAATTTACTGGTGTCGGCGTTTTCACCGTGGTTGAGGAAAAGGACGGCTGGGGGCTGCTGAAAGCCTATCAGGAAAAGCGGGACGGGTGGATTTCCCTTGCGTTCACCACCCGAATGTAAGGCGGCATTTATATAGGAAGAAAGCGCCCGTATTGCTTGACTTTACGGGCTTTCAGAGTGATTAATAGACTACCAAAAAAGAAAGGAGCGGATGCAGATGCGGATAAGGAAAGTTGCGATATATGCCAGGGTGTCAACAGAGCATGAGGCACAGCTTTCAGCATTGGAGAACCAGGTGCAGTATTACGATGACCTGATAGACAGGCACCCGGACTGGGTATTGTACCGCCGGTACATCGATGAAGGTATCACCGGCACTTCCATATCCAAACGTAAGAATTTCGTGCGGATGATGGAGGACGCGAAGGACGGCCATTTCGACTTAATCGTCACGAGGGAGGTATCGAGGTTCGCAAGGAACACGGTGGACACCCTCCAGCAGACGAGGCTCTTGAAGCGGATGGGGATTGAGGTGTATTTCACCGAGGACGGGATATGGACCATGAACGATGAGGACGGGGAACTGCGGCTGACCATCATGGCGACCCTTGCGCAGAACAAATCGAAAAAGACATCCATGCGGGTGAAGGCGGGGCAGATGGTCTCCTTCCAGAACGGGGTGGTCTACGGCACCGGGAACGTGCTTGGCTACGACAAAGTGGGGCCGGAATACGTCATCAATGAGGAACAGGCGGAAACGGTCAGGAGGATATTCGACCTGTACCTTGCGGGCAACGGCTACCATAAAATAATGAAACAGCTTGAAAAGGAAGGCCGCCGCACGGCGATGGGGAAGACGATGTGGCATTACGCCACTGTCGGCCACATCTTAAAGAACTGCCTCTACTGCGGGGAGCTGGAATACCGGAAGGAGTATGTGCCGGACTACCTCGAACAGAAAAGGGCGAAGAACAAGGGGGAGCTGGAGCGCGTCATCGTGGAGGGGAAGCACCAGCCCATCGTCACCAAGGAGGAGTTCGAGAGGGTACAGAAGATGATGGCGGAAAAGGACGCGCAGATGGGGCAGCGCCGGAAGAACAGGGGCGTCCATTCGGACGACCTCTGGCGCAGGAAGATGAGGTGCCAGTGCGGCCACGCCTTCGCAAAGACCAAGTGGCATACCAAGACGGACTTCATCACCTACACCTATAAATGCTACGACCAGACCCGGACGGGGACCATAGCGGCAAGGCTGAAAAACGGCCTGAGCATTGAGAACGTCTGCCGCTCGCCGCTGGTGCAGGACTGGAAGATGTACACGATGGCGCAGAAAGTCCTCCACGCCGTGTTCGATGACCCGGAGGGGACGCTCCTGAACGCGGCGGCGGTGCTGGGGTGCGGCATCGCCGGGGTGGAGCAGTCGGAAGTGCTGCGTGACAAGGAAATCATAGAAGAACAGCTCAAAAAGGAGCGGGGCAGATATGAGACGCTCCTCGATATGAGGATGAACAACGAGATACCGAGGGAGGTATTCAGCCGCAAGCAGCAGGAGGTGGGGGAGAAGATCGCGGAACTGGAGCAGCGGATGGCGCAGTATGGGGATGTGGAGCCCGCCACGGAGGCGGACGTGAGCGGCAAGCTGGAAAACCTGCAAAGGCTCATGGGGCAGTTCTCCATGCCGGAGGATGGCGAGTTTTCGGAAGAGGAAATGGATAGATATGTGTCAGGGGTGAGGGTTTACGAAGACCGCTTTGAGTGGCTCTTAAACTTAAGCCCCGAAGCCCGCGGGGAACTGGATGACGCCGGTTCCCCTGTTTATTTTACGAAGCTGACGGTCACGCCGGATGACGAGCGGGCATGGTTCAGGATGCACCCGCAGTGGTCAAAGTCCAACAGGTACGCGGAACTGGAGGTATGGATATTCATTTAAAACGGAAGAGGGACAGGGCGGAAGGGCTGTGGCGCAGCCTTTCCGCCCTGTCACCGATTTGCGGTTACAGTTCTGAGGTCATTTCTTTTGCTTCTGTCGGCAGGCATTTCCCTAAAAACATGGCCTTGCAGTCGGAAAATCCCAACAGGTAGGCGAGCATCCCAAACCGGGAGCCGAGAGCGTTCTGCTCGCTGACGTAGCGGTCAATCAGCAGCCGGATTTCTTTTGATAAATCCATCCTGTCCAGTTCGCCGGAGTATATGTCCGACTTGCGGAGAATCGCCTGGTATTCCCCGTCACTGCTCACGATACCGTTCATGACGCTGTGCATGCGGGTATCCATCAATTGGTACAATGCAGAATCCTTTTCCAATCCAATCCCTCCTTCCGTGGTGTCGTAGCTTACCTCTGTTTTGGCGGAATTGCAAGCGGAAAAAGAAAAAAGCCGGAAACCGCTTGTAGCGTCCGACATTTTCTGATAAAATATCCATACGGGGTACTGCCATAACGGGATAGGCGGTCAGTCCTTCTTCGCAGAGGGACTATCCCTCTGACAACGGGTAAAACCGGGAAAGGAGGGATTGCTTATGAGTGACTATGAACTGCTGACGGTTGTTCTGATGATTCTTGGAATCATCGTTTCGATCTTGATAGCGTACATAAACCACACAAAAAAGTAACCGCCCTCGGCCAAAGGATGCGGTTACTTTTTTAGAAACCAATTTCTAAGGGCTGACCGTCTATCGGCAGTATTCCCTTTTGTATTTTCATTGTAACAGATTCCCCCGCATCTGTCAAACGCTGCGGAGCGTTCGATAGCGTAAGTTTATTGTAGGAATAGGATAGACAGAATAGTCCCTTGATCTGGTCAGACTGATTGACCTTCTTTACTATACCTGTTCTTTTCTCTTCCTACAAGCCCCAGATATGATTCTTTAGCGCCGCGATCTTTCTGATCTGTGTATACGGTATCGTGTAGACAGGCAGCTCTGCCAGCGCTCCCTGTGCCTTTCGGTTCTTTCGCTCGCTCTTTAATACTTCTTCCGCTGAACAGATCACTTCTTCCATCCCCGCAGCCCTTGGCAGTTCCTGTTTCTGGTATCTTACGAGCGTCAGCATATCCCCGCCATTCTTTTTATACACCCTAAGGCGCGCCATCTTATCCGCTCCTGTCTTTGACCACCCAAGGGGTCTTGAACTCATCCTGTCCGCATAGATGTGGCTGATATGCCCTTCTGCGCTACAATGAATGTCATCCTCTTTGTTCCTCACCCCGTTCATGATCGCAGACCAGTGCCCCAGGATATAATCCCTGGATGCCCCTACCGCTTTCTGTTTGCTCTCTGTATCTGTGATGCCGATGATCCTCTCAAAGACCTCCGCCGCATCCTTTTTCCTCTTCCCGTTTATCGCGCCCCATATCTCACTCCGGGCATCCTGCGCACTGTCCCCCAGATGGGAGGTCGCCGCCATGATGTACTTATGCATGTGGTATCTGTCAAGCACAAACTTCGCCTTGGCATGTACCTTCGCCCCTGTCTTGATCCATTCTGCCCCGTCCCCGTTCACATAGATGCGTTCCAGCACTTCTTCATCATAAGTCCCTGCTATAGTCATATACCTCTCTCCATAACCGCTGCGTCCCCTCTGTCCCTTCACAGCCGCCGCCAAAGTATCTTACTCCAACAAGTTCATGTCTGTCTCCCTCTGCCCGTATGCCTTCGTAGACATACACCAGTTTTGGCATGAAGGTATGTTTCAGGGCGCTTTTTGTATCTCCCTTTTTCTCCAGATACTGCAATGCCACATGGTCTTCACCCGCATCTATGTAGAGCACCTTTACCTGTCTCTTTTCTTTTGTATCTTCTGCTTTGGGAAACTGTAGGCAGTGCAGCTTCTCCATCACGGTCTCCTTGCTCACTGCCACACCTGATATGCTGGCATTCATGCCGCCTTTCCTGTAACTGCTGTCCGCCGCCTCTTCGTAGATCCTTGCCACGGCATCCTCTGTCATGCGTTCCCCTGATCCTAATCCCATCAGCCTGTC